GTCAGTAGGCACGCGTGTTAGGCTGGATTGAAATTTGAGAACAAGGTTACTCGGTCTCGCGCCCTCACTCCTTTCGAAGCGTAGGCGAAATCACCAACCAAGGTCTGGTTGGCTACAATTAACTTTTCACGTGCATCATAAGTGGGCGCTAAGGGTTTGTCACTAAGATCCGTTCGATAGGTGATGTCGTCGGGCAGACAATCACGAACATAGTGATCAAACACATGGCTCGATACAGCGGGCATAATTTCATCTAACACAGGGTGGCGCATTGGAGTCAGTTCATTCAAAGAATCAAAATAGTCTTCGAGATCAGTCTGTTGTTTTTCATCAATGCCATACAACTTCTTAACAAGGTCACGGGTGTTGTCACCAATCACGGTTTCGGTGTGAATGATGGCAGAACCGTATTGTTGCGCTTCCAAAAGCCAGTCGCGTTCCCAGGCATTCAAATTGCGGTTGCGGGTGACGTAGAGTGTGATGTCTATGGATCTAGTGCATCGCAATATCCACTTCGCGCAAGCTGCAATTATTGGGCAGCCAGGGTAGGCATAAAGCATCGAAAACGCTTTGGCGCGTGCAAGAATTGATCTAGTACGAGCATTCGCGCGGTTGTACTTACGCCCGATCCAGCTCATGTTCAGCAGGACCTGACGTGGGTCAGTGACATTTTTCCTGTCTTCGAGGTCAAAGACCAAGCCGCAAAAGCTAGCATGGGACAGGTTTTCATGATATTCAAGTTTGATGTCGAAGCCAAGAGTGTTGAACATGGCTCGCGTAGGAAGGCTTCCAGAAAAGGCGAAAAGTGCATCATCACCTTCCACGACTCCACGGATTTCAGTGCATCCGGATGTTTCGAGAACAAAGAACATAATGGTCAAATTAGCTATACCGTTCCCTAGGGAAGTGCACATTTCTCCACTCATCCTTATGCCGTCAACCCTCACAGTAAAGGACTTGAAGGCGACGTTATTTCTACCAGCGAGGACATTATAACAGATCCACATGAACAGCGAATTACCAAGAGGGGCAGACATGTACGAATAGAATTCAAATTCGATTGCATGCATCATTTCCGGAGTAAAGTGAGCTTCAAACGAGGTATAGTCACTAGCAACATACTTACCATCAGGGGTCCACAACATATCATAGATGTATTGTGCTCTATCACACACAGGTACGTGTTTGATAAAGTATGGGTTTTTATATGTGACTTCCTCGATGGCCTTAAAATACGGGCCAAGGAGCAGCTTGCATTCATCAGATCTCGCATTAATACAGCGAGAATCCTTATACTCGGGATAGGTCTCTTCTTTGATGAAAGATTTCACATCAAAGTTGCAGAGGTCATATTCTGACGCCATTTCAAGCGCCAGGTTCATGAGTTCTGTCTTTCGAGACAGCGGGTAGTTAGTCAAGGGCAGCCACCAATTCACACGTTCAAGGAAATCACCATTGACGGGATGATCGGGAGCTAAGGGAGTGAAGTTCTTGCGAAAGAACGTTCTAGCATAACGACGGAGACGTCGTATTTTAACGAAACAAGGTCGGGTAGGTTTGGTGCAGAAGCGACGGATCGCCCCTCTGCGGGCAGTCGGGGTATGAGATAGGTCCGGCTTTGGGGGAGCGAAACCGTCTACATCGAAGTTCAACGACGTGGAGACGGCATCTCTCATCAGCGGATCATTGCGGCCGTAGTCAGGACTAACGACAGCATTCGGATTGAGGGACTCGAGCCTTTTGAGAGTCACCTCACCCATCCGATACCCGAACAGGCAACGTATTCGGTTGCCCTTCAGGGGGGGTGCAGAGGAGTAAAGTCAACAAGACGGTCAGCCTTAGCGAAGAGAGACTTACGCATCTCAACCGCCAAGCGTGTGGTATTTCCGTAAATATCCTCACGTTTGTCGGTCAAGTGGTGACGGGAGATGTTGACGTTCTGATTGTTCGAGGCGGAGCGAGCAATGCGCTCGATGGCCAGTTTCAGATCGATGGTCGGAGAAAAAGAGGATGGATTGCAGGCTTGCCTCAATAATTCAAGCGAGACAGTTGTCTTGTCACGTACATTTGAGGACCACTTGTGGTGCATTTGAACGACAATGTCAGCTGGGGTAATCTTGGGCAAGTCGGGTCTGAATGGGCGAGGCATGATTGAGAACCACTCGGCGCGCAATCTAGGCAGACGCACGCGGATGGGCATTCCAACATACCATGCCTTGCGGAATATGTGGAATGAATGGGTGAGGTGAGTTTCGACGGCAGCCATGTCTGGTTGCTGCTCTCTGTCTTTCTCTCCACGTTTATTGTGGTCAAATTTATCATCGAAAGAATCTGAGGTCATAGTGCGCGTGCAGACGTAGTACACTCGGTAGTCAGGGCCGAGAGAAAACAACATCAAGAAAATTGCTGCCGCACTATATTTGACGATAAGTGAAGAGTAAGAGTAATTCACAGAGATACGAGTAATAGGAGTAGAGCACCCAGGACACCAATTATACTCTTCCCGAACCGGACGAACGGAAGAAGCATCATGGCATAAGACATAGGCGCAGATGAAGAACACAATCAGGCCAGGGTACTTTCTAAACTTAACCTTAAGCAGTGACCGTCTACCTAAACTAGCCATCAACACTATCGCAATCAAAACAACTGCGATGTAATTGACAGGGTGTCTGATGGAATAACTCAAAAATGCAGGAGTCTCATCATAAAGGTCCCAACCTACTACCCATCTGAGGACAGTAGTAAGGTCGTGTTTGACTGAGAGCAGATCGGCTGCAAATCCTGAGCTGATTCGACAAGAATAGGAAGAGACGATGGCACTGACATGACTGTAGAAGATAACCGGAGTATACCAGCGGTCAGGCAAAGTAGAATTAGCACGCGGGCAAGAGCGTACCTCATTGATTTCAGGGAGTACTCGGAAACCAGTGTGAGTGTAAATGGAGAACAACGGTCCGATTGCGAGTAGAGCAAGAAGCAACAGGTATGTTCGCCAAAAACCAAATTGATTTGGTAATGGGTGGGAGAACCATGTTGCTCCAGCCTTTGGCGTAGGGATCGGAGCGGGCGATGAAGACGGCGAAGCACCGCCTCCATGGCCTGGAGAGCCTTCTTTCTGAGGAGACGAAGGCGCGGGGTCGGAACCACCGGGAGGATCATTCGATGGTGAGGGGGACGAAGGACGGGTGGGCGTGATGTCGGCCATGCAAGCTTTGCAATCTTTTGACTTGCACGTCGGATCAGGACAAGGAGATGAATTGCTGTAAGACAGCTCAACATGATCAGCTTTCTTGAGACAATCGTCATCAATATGCTTGTTAGCGCCAGGATCAGCGACAGGTTTGTAGTTGGTCTGGAATTGGGCAAGGACGGTGTTGATGGCATTGGTGAGGTGTTGGGAGTTCTTGGCTTGGTTGGC